CCAATCACAAGCTGCTTTTAGATCTTGTGTGGAAGCCTCACCCGATTTAATACGGGCAAGGAATTCCTTTGTGACAAGATTATGCAACTCATTGAACTGGTCTTCAGTTGCTTTCTTGTTTGTCATGCTTCGTTAACAAAGTTTGTTTTACCTTTAGCTTGTTTTGATTTTCCGTCTAACTTATAACGAAATGGTTGTGGTACAGGTTGCCCAGGTTTTGTTACTTTTCCTTTACGAATACCCTCAAGAGATTCATTTTCGTAAGCCATGATTAATTCCTCAATACGATTTGATCTAATTTGTTTTCGATACGTACCATATGGTCTTCCATACGTTGGACCATTACTGATAGGTCAGCTTTAGATACGTAGTCTTGTGCTACACTTAATTCAATAGCGTCAATACGCCTGTCAAGACCACTAATGCGGTCATGCACGTTATTTATTCTGTTGTGTAATCTATTATTTAAAGCTGCCCCACCACCAATCAAAGCGATAAGAGCAGTAACTGCTGTTTCCATTATTTAAGTGAGACAATAGGTACAAGGTTCATTTCTTGACCGGGAATAAACCGTTACGGATAAATTCAACTGCTTTGTCATCGATATCATTATCGGTTGACTCACACAGTTTCTCTAGCATTTCTACAATAAGTGCTTTAACACGATCAGATTGTAAGAATGCAAATAGTAGTGGTCTAATTAGTGTAATCATTGTATTAATTAATAAAGTGTTTGTGTTTAGTCAGCGGGTGTTAAAGATCAAGCAGTGTTTTGAGTTCGTCAACAGTAAGGCCAGCATTTGCTAGCTTTTCTGCTGCTGTTGGCTCTGGCGGGTCAGGTGGTGCAACGTAAGCAGCAGCGGTCGCTCCAGATGAAACGAACTCGGCGTAATCACGGTTGCCTGGGTCGGTTGGGACAAAAGCAACGTTACCGTCTGTGTCTTCACGCTTCAGAGTTGTTTTCTCCGCGTCGGACCAGGTGTAGGTGTAGCTCATAATGAAAAAGCGATGGGGTTAAGTGTTAATCAGGGTCTAAAGTTCGGCGTCAAAGGCCGGATCAACAAGGTACACCGCAGCACCTGGGTTGACTGCTGTCCCGACTGAATCAAACGAACTGGTTCTGATGGTATTTGCAATAGTATTCCAATTAACTGACTGTCCTACAGAAAGAGTTGGAGCTACTCTCATCTCAACAGGGAAAAATTCCTGGAGGATAAAGGAGGCTGCGTTCGTGTATGTAGTCGCTACGATGTTTCCTGTATAAACTTGATAATAACGCTTACACAACGCCAACTCCTGCCCGTAGCTCCGGTGTTCAAACGGTGTGGCCTTGGAACCTAACTCTAATTGGACGCCGGTAATATCCCAAGTAGCTCCCGCAGTTGTTGCCCAAGTCTGACCGCCAGCTGCATCAGGTGTTCTAGCTGAACCGTCATAATTCTGCCAAGCACCTGCCGTAACAGAACTTGCAGTCCTATTTGTTCCTAAAAATGGACTGATGTATAGATTTAGACCATTGTTGACATTTAAATCAAATGATAAATTAGCGTGGCCAGGGACTGAAACGGTTACTTTGGTCCAAGCATCAGCGACTAAACTGGAGTCACCATCGCCAGCAATTAGAAACGCAAAACTTGAATTAGTCCCATCAATTGCATTTAAATAACCATAAAATACACCACCAACGCTACTTCGTACCCAAAAACTTAGCGTAACAAAACTTGTAGCATCTGTGTATTTCCAACCGCTTTGAGCAATGTCCTGTGCTTCAAATCCCTTGTAATTTAAAAACCGAAAGTTAGCTGCAGTGTCTGTAATAACGGCTGTATTTGTAATTCTACCAAAATAGCGGAACCCTTCATCATAAGGACTACCTGTAGTTAAAGTTCCGCGACTGCTTGTTGCGGTCCCACCGTCTGGATCAGACGTGAATCTATCTGCAATGAAGGTAAAGCCAGTACCTTGTCCTGATCTTTGATCGACTTGAAATGAGCCATTTATGCCAAGGTTCCTGTTACTTAACGCCCCAGCAGTTGGCATCTGCAAGCCGTCAAATTGAACATGACCGTCAGTATCAATATCAATACCGCCGTTTGCTGTAGAGGTATTCTCTAAGCGGTTTACTTTAATTGTACTCATGATGCACCTCCCGGCTTAGTAGGCCAAACAGGGTTGGCTGGATCAGTAGTGTTTGCAGGTAGATCCCGCAAGGTTTGACGATACGTTGACATCTCGTCAGTAAGTGTTGCGTCAGATAACGCGAGGTAATCGGTTTCAGCGATTAGACGGTTACGTTTGGTCCGCAAAGCTTCCATCTGCTCCACAGGAAGAACATCACGTTCATATGTTTCTTGTTGAGCTATTTCTTCAGCGGTAAACTCCTCAATAGTTTTGAGACCTGTTTGGACATCAATAATTACTTTCTTCATGAGTCGTGCTCCATATCCATTTTTATAGTACCGCCATCAAAATTACCTGAATGCCACGCCCACAGTACGCGTGTTAAAGCGCCTCCTAGGTTTAACGAGCCTGCCCAACCAGTCATTAAAGGCATATCGCTAAAAGACATAGTGCAAACAGAACTCCAGTAATTTAAATTAATTTTTTTTAGAACACATTGACCATGATAAACGTGAGTGGCAGAAGATGTACCACTCTTAAAACCATCACTTAGTTGGTTTACATAGGTACTACTACCGCCGTGATTGTAGTAACTAGAACCTAGATAGCCACTTAATGCATACCCACTACTGGTTCCAAGCCTTTGTGAAAAAAGTCCACCAGCTGTGCAAGAAATACTTTCAAATGCAAATGTTATTTGACTAACAGTGGAGGGAATATTGTCAAATATAATAGTAGAAATACCGGGTGTATATGTAATTGCTGCTACCGAAGTATCAATTTGAGTGGCAGTTTGCAGGCTTAAAGATCCTGATCCATTTGTTTGTAAAAATTGACCAGTATTACCATCAGCACTTGGCAAGGTAAAACTAATGTCAGATCCTACAGCTGCAGGCACATCCAGTTCAACCGAACCAGACGTTGCCCCGTTTAATTTAATAGGCATTATTCTGCACCTCCTTCAAGTGCGGTTTTTGTGGTCATGATTGAAAATTTCATAGTGAGTAGGTCTACTGGGCCTCAAGGGCTGCAACTTTATTAGCGGACAAGCCATTCTTCAACAGTGTCGCTGACATCTCGCATTTTGATCCAACGAGCGCCAGTAACTTGTCCTTTGCGGATGCGTAGCTTGCCAATTAAGCCAACACAATCCCATTCAGAGCGGTCTTCACGGGGAACATATTCAGTGTCAGGGTTGTAGTCAGGGTTGAGTTGACGCTCGCCATTTTGATCCAAGATGTAGCTGCCATAGTCGTCACGCAGATGCTTGCCTTTCCACTTGTTCCAAGCGGCGTCACCTACGACGGAAGGATTGCCGGAGATCACACCGATTGGATCTTCTCCAATAAGGGCGGGGCGGATCTTGTCGTTGTTTAGGACAACGCTAATGCCACGCCGATCTTCATCATCAGGATTCCCATCGCTCCATTCAAAATACTCGGCATAGTCAGCACCACCGCCATTCCAAGACCCGTCAGCGGCAGCAACACCGTCGCCCCTGAAATAAAATTCAGTATCACTAAAACCAGAAGAATAGTAAGTTCCAAAATTATATGCTGTTGAGGCCGCCCTATTATTGGTAATTAAAATATTGGTGGCGGCAAATGATCCGCTTGCATTGCGAATGAGTATTCCGTTCTCTGCCCCATTACCGTGGTAAAACTCATAAGAACCGCTGGTTGAATCTTGATAGCTGCCGTTATCAGTAAATTTAGTAACGCCTTTACTTGTAATTCTTCCATGCTCCGTAGGGCTCGACGCACCATCGGCAGTAGTGGAGAACACTAGGCGCCCTGGCATGTCATTAGCGCCAGAAGTGCCGTCTACAACTGCTTCGATTCGAGCAGCTTCAACCAGTTCAGTGCCGTCAGCACCTTGGAACGAAAGCGTCCCCAAATTGTCGTTATTTTGAACAGCAGTATTGCTTCCTGCAGCAGTGCCTCGACTCTTACCAAGAACAAGCAAAGGCTGCTCTTGGCCGCTTGTGTTGTGTACAAACGAAATGACTCTTGTAGATTCGCTTGTGCCTTCAATTTGCAGTAAGCCGCTAAAGCTGGACGTATTAAAGAAATTGCTACGCGCACTAGACGTACCAACTAAGAGCCTGCCCGAGCTGTCAACCTTTACCCGATCCGTCCCACCAGTAACAATACTGACTTCATCTGTTCCAAATTGCAGACCTGTGTCGGCGTCTGCTCCCGTAATACCTGGATTTGCGGCGGTATTAGTTCCGTCAATTCTAATAGACATAATTAAGCAATAACCCAAGTAGAACCAGAAGGTACGGTGACAGTTGCACCGCTATTGACCGTCAACGGTCCAGCACTAATAACATTCTTACCAGTACTAATTGTGTACGATTGCGTGATCGTGTTGTCATGTTCGACAGCCCACGTATCACTACCGCCACCTGTTGC